TGTCATCAACTGCATGTCGAGCCCCGTGGAGGGCTTGAAGAAGCGGCCGCCGATGAATCACCTCGCCCGCATGTTTACGGGCAGCGCAGGGTCCAGCAGGCCCTTTACGCACATCGTCGACCGTGACGGCACTATTCAGTACATGGTGCTGATCCAGGACGGCGCTATCAAAGTGTTTGGCCTTGATGGCTCGGTCAAGACAGTCAGCACGCCAGACGGCACCAGCTACCTAGACGTCACAGGCGAACCCAGCGAGCAGTTCCGCGTTGCGTCGATTGCCGACTACACCTTCATTGTCAACCGCGAAAAGACGGTTGCCATGAACACGTCGAGCCTGTCGTACAACTGGGGCACCAAATCGATGGTGTTCATTAAGTCGGCCGACTACGACACCACCTACCGGGTCAACCTCAACGGCACGGTTAAGACTCACACAACTGGCGGCACCAGTGGTTCTGCGCCAGACACCATCACTATCGCCAACGACCTGGCGACAAAGCTGAACACAATTAGTGGGTTTACAGTCACAAACGACGACTACATCATCCGAATTACTAAAGATGATGGTGGCGACTACACGCTGAGCAGCAGCGACACAGCGACTGCAGCGTCGACATCGGCCATCAAAGGCACGGTCAACGACATCACGGACCTGCCCACAATTGCTGAGCACAACTTTATTGTCGAAATTCAAGGCTCAGCCAGCACCAGCTTTGACGATTACTACGTCCAGTTCGTCGCGTCTGCTGGCAGTGGCTTTGGCCCTGGCGTGTGGCGAGAGACCGTAGCGCCAAACATCCAGTACCTGTTTGACACCAACACGATGCCGCATGTGCTGATTCGCAATGCGAATGGCACGTTTACGTTTCAGGAGTTTGCGTGGACTGGCAGGTCGGCTGGTGACGCAACGACTGCGCCTAACCCAACATTTGTCGGCAGTCAGATAAAAAACATCAACACGTTCCGCAACCGCCTGGTGCTGCTGGCGGATGAGAACGTGATCCTGTCAGCTGCTGATGCCTACGACAGGTTTTGGCCAGAGACTGTGCAGACGGTCATTGATTCAGACCCCATCGACATCAGCACTGGTGGTCAAGAGATTAACTTCCTGACGAGCAGCCTGGCGTTCGCCAACACACTGTTGCTGTTCAGCCGGCATGGCCAGTTTCGCTTAGACACTGGCGCCACAACGGTAGGCACGGCGCTGACACCTAAGACGGCAACCGTCACGGCTACAACGACGTTTGACCAGCTGGACAGCGTTGACCCTGTAGGTGTTGGCCGAACGGTTTACTTCGGCATCCCTAAGGGCACGTTTACCGGCTTGCGCGAGTTCTTCTTGCCGGACGCCAGTGGTCCTGTGCCGTTGTCAGAAGAGGTGACGTCGTCAGTGCCTCGGTTTATTCCAGGCAACTTGGTCAACCTGGCAGCGTCTGTGTCTGAAGAAGCGATTGTGATGCTGAGCAAAGATCAGCCACGGCGCCTGTACCTCTACAAATTTTTCTTCGAGGACGACACCAAGCTGCAGTCTTCTTGGTCGTACTGGGAGGTTGCGCCCAACAAGAGCATTATTGGCGTGTCGATTCTCGACAGCGACATGTATGCCGTTGTGCAATGCAGCGATGGCGTTTACATGGAGAAAACGTCGCTGCGGCCAGAAGAGGTTGACGTTGACAGCGAGTTTGAGATCTTGCTTGATCGCAAGACAACAGAAGCGCAGTGCAGTGTTGCTTTGACCAGCCCGTCAGGCTTGGACGTGCAGTCAACAATCACCTTGCCGTATCCGATGGCAAACACCGGAACGATGGTGGTGGTTGGCCGGGCAGCAGCCGGCAACACGCTGAACCACGGCATTGTCATCACACCTATTAGCGAAACAGCTGCTGGTGGCGCTGGCGGCAACGGCACCATGGTTGTCCGCGGCGACCTGACTAGCGCCAAGTTTTTTGTGGGCGAGCTCTACGACATGACGTATGAGTTTTCTACGCCCTACCTCAAAGAGCAACCGCCTGGTGGCGGCCTTGCTGTTGTGGCTGGTCCTCACTTGCAGCTTCGTACATGGACTGTGGTCTTTGACGACACGTCGCACTTTGACCTCAAGATCACACCGCAAGACCGCACAACACAGACGTATCCGTTTAACGGCACAACAACTGGCAGCGGCCAGTTTCCGCTTGGCAGCCCTGCATTGCGAACAGGATCTTTCCGCGCACCTGTGATGGCACGCAATACAGAGGCCAAAATTGAGTTGTTTAGCGACAGCCCGCTACCGTGCAGAGTGCAATCGGCCGAATGGGAAGGGTGGTATCACAGCCGGGCCAAGAGGCTGTAAACCGCGCCTATCAACGAATCTCTGTCATCAGTGACGTCTCGTACGTTGCTGATGGCATGCGCGGGCCAGATGTCGAAGAAGTAAAGGCGCAATCAGGGCTATCGCCTCACGGGTCCTTGCTCTACTCTTTCTTCATGAGCAAGCCTTGCATGACTATTGTCGGTCGCCATGGCCGTCCGATTGGCATGTGGGGCGTCGTCCCTGACGGCTCAACAGCGGGTCGGATCTGGATGCTAGGCCGCAGTGAAATGCTCACTGACGTTGCAGATAAGTGGGAGTTTTTGCGCCAGTCGCGGATTCATCTCGCAAATCTGCAAGACAAGTATCCGGTGTTGTTCAACTTTGTAGACGCCCGCAACACTGTTCACCTGCGTTGGCTGCGCTGGATGGGATTTACTTTTATCAATCGGCACGACAACTTTGGGCCAGAGCAGCGCACGTTCTATGAGTTCGTGAGGATCTAGCCATGTGTAGTCCGGTCCCCATTGTTCTCGGCGTTATTAGCGCCGGCTTAGGTGTTGCTCAAGCGCAAGCGCAGTACCAAGCGCAGCGGCAGGCGATTGACCATCAAAACCGAGTAGCTGAGCAGCAGTTCCAATACAGCAAGCTGCAAGCCCAGGCATCGCGACAGAGCGAAGCGCAGAAGGCTTTGGCTCGTGAAGAGCAGATGCGGCAAACAGAAGACCTGGCTAGGACAGTTGAGGCCAACAAAATCCGGCAGGTCAACCTTGCTTACATGGAGCGCCAGCAAGCGGAGGCTCAGCAAAAGAGAGGGGCTGCTTTGGAGGCAGCTGAACAGCGTGGCGCAATCTTGGCCTCAGGCCGTGTCGGCAACGTTATCGACAGCTTGCTTGCGGATGTGGACCGAGAACGCGCTCAGTTCGATTTTTACAGTGACACTAATCTTGCTTTCTTTGGAAGACAGTCAGACGAGCAAAAGAGAGGAGCAGCAGCAGAACGAGCAGCAAGAGTTGCATCAGTAACGCCATATATTGAGCAGACCGTGCTTGACCCAATAGAGCCAATTAAGAGGGCTGCGCCCAGTAGCACGCCGTACGTTCTGGCTGGCGTCAGCTCAGTTATTGGCGGCGTCAGCACAGGTTTGAGCGTTGAAGCAGGCATTAAAGACGCTGGCTTCACATGGCGAAACGGCGGCTACGAGAGGGCTTAATCATGGCAAAACTTTCACTTGGCAAGAACACTGGCGTTACCACTCGCCAAAGCTCACAACGCACTGTTGGCCTAGGCAGCCAGCAATCAGGCAACGCGCCAATCCAGTTCAGCGGCATCGAGGCGCCACAGCTTCAGCCACGGGCGTCGATTATTGACACGTTTTCTCGCCCTGCAGAGTTGCAAGCACCTGGGCCTGTGCGGCTAGGCGCAATGCAGACAGAGCCAGAGCCGACAAGTGTTGGCGATTTGCGCAGGCTTGCTGAGTCGCTTGGCAACTTTGATTCAAGCCTTAAAACCCTGACGTCAGGGGTTCTTGATTACAAAAAACGCGAAACGCAAGCCTTAAAGACTGAAGCTGAAGAATTAGCTTCTGGCACGTTGTTTGGCAGCTCAGCCAACAACAAATTGCGTGGCACGCTGCGCGAGTACGAAGCAGCAGCAAACGATCCAAATGCAACACCAGAAGAGCGCAGAGAAGCAGACGACGCGCTAATTAGGCTGCAGGCAAAAATCGACAACAATCCGTACTACGAACGGACGCTCAATCGCCTTGAAGTGCAGAGCCGCGCTTACCAGCTCAGCTCATTTGTGCAAAGCAACCCAGCCGTCACCCTTGCTGACGGCAGTGAAATCCAGCTGCGCTCGTTGAAGCCTGACAGCGCAGAGTTTATGGAAATTGTGCAAAGAGAGTTGTATGGCGATCGCGTGTTGCACCCGGCAGAAGCTCGCAAACTTGCGCCAACTATTATCCAGGCGATTGCTGGCGCAAAGGGCACGCAAGCCAAGCAACACATGGATTACCAGCTTGGCGAAATAAGAACGCATACCAACACTGTCATCAACACCACGATTGCAGCACTGCATGCTCCAGGCAGCACAATGACTGCTGCTGATGCGGCAGAGGAACTGCAAGAAGTATTTGAAGGCCTTGGCCCTAAAGGTATTCCTAACTTGTCGCTGGACAAGATTGATGCACTGCGCAAGAACTTTGTATTTGATTACTTTGCTGCACTGAACAACTCGCCTAACAGGCCGAAGTCTTTTGACGATGCCCTGGCAATGATGGGCAACCTGATGGTTGGCCCTGTCGGCGACCGCAGGCGTGCTGACGGCAGCGTCAACGACAAGCTGCGTTACATCAACCAGATGGATGCGCAGGACTTGCAGACACTGCGTCGGCAGTGGAACACTGCTACGTCAGCCGCAAAGACAGAGAAGGACAACCAGCGCGACCTGATGGCGCAGCAGATATTTACTGACAAGTTAAAAGAATTGAATGAAGTAGTTGAGTTTGGCGCTGACGGCCTGCCAACTGATGAATCGCTTACTGCCTACGAAAAATTAAAAGCAAAAATGAGCGGCGAACTTTTTTTAGAGCTAAGTGGCCAACCCTTGCTGCAGCAGCAAGTAATGAGCAAGTTTAACACCGCGACAACGCAAATACCAAAGCTATGGCGCGCAGACGCTCAAGTTGATTTCTTTACTGGTTTAGAAAAAGATATTTCAGCAATAGTTGATGATCCCGCTTCGCGCGGCGTAGAAGCTTTAGAGGTCAAAGTTCAGGCCGCAATAGATCAACGTCTTATCCCACCACAAACTGGTGGCACCTATTTAAAGCGCTTGCAGTCATTGCGCGAAGGTCGTTACAGTGAAGCAAGAGATGCCATGAGAAATCTGATACAAAGACGCCGCGAGCAATATGTTGCCGCAGGCAAAGGTTCTGCCACAATTGGCGGTTCATCAACAGACAAAGAAGAGCAACTGTTTGAAATACGAAAACCGGAAATTGCGCGAGATGGCATAAAAATGATGATGGAGTTGTATGAAAAAGGCGGCGCAGATGCACTAGCAACTTTTCCTCAGAAATTCTCTGACATGCTTGGCAGTGATGCTGCTGCGCAAAAGTACGGCCTAGCTGTAGAAAAAACTGATCCTGGCTTTGCGCAATATCAAAGCCTTGACGCATTGCAGCAAGATTTTGACAAGCAAACTGACAGGCAACTGCAGGAGCATTTGCAGCAAGCAGCCGCTAGTACGTTTCCGATATTTACAGAACAAGTTATCAGCGACATTGCTGACATGGCGGCAACTGGCCAACCATTGCCGCCGCACATTTCTGCAGCTGTCAGGGCCTATGGCGGCCTGCGCCCGTTCTTAGAGCGCGAAATGATTAAAAACGAAATTAAGGCCGATCAGGTACAAACCATCCTTAATCAGCAGTTTCCAAGTGGCGCATACGACGTTGAATTGCAAGAACGCCCACAGCCACAGCAAAAAGTTTCGATGATTGATCGCATGCTTGGCATTGGCACTTACCTCGTCGGCTCTGTCTTGCCAGGCGCTCCTGCGCAGGCGGCTATCACGCCACCTCCGCCAATTATTGGAGACACCAGCCGCGCCCAGGCCATTAGGGCCGCAGCTGCGCGTGTTGGCATCCGTCCCGATGACCTGGCTGCTGCCATGTCTTACGAGACGATCGGCACCTTTGACCCTGCGATCACCAACCAGTTTGGCTACTCCGGCCTGATTCAATTCAGTCCTGACAACCAAAAGGCGTACGGCGTCAGCGCAAACAGCACGTTTGAGGAGCAAGCGCAGGCCGCTGCTCAGTACCTCATTGACCGTGGAGTGCGCCCTGGTGACGGCATGTCTCGCATTTACGCCGCGATCTTGATTGGCAACGCAGATGGGCGTGGCCCCAACGGCGAGGACTACATGAACGCAAAAGACGCCAACGGCAACAGCGTCAACAGCGCACTAAAAGATTTGCTTCCTGGCGGTGGTCACTACCAAAATGGGTTGCGAATCCTGCGGGGCGAGTAAATGCCACTGGTACAAGACGAAAACGGCGTTTACTCGTTTGTTATGCCCCAGGCCATAGAGCCTGAGGCGCCTGCAGAACAAGAGCAGCAACCGGGTTTAGACGCTGTCGTCGAGGCAGCGCAGCCAGTCGTCGAGGAATTGACGGAGGCCGCGGCCGAGGACCAGGGCGGCTTCGGCGCGCAGATTCAGCAGGCATTGTCAGACCCAGCCAGCGTGTTGCTTGGCGAGCCAGGCAGCAACGTCGTGCGTGACACGCTCGATGTGGCAGCAAGCCGCGTTGCGCAGAACCTGCAGAACTACGTCGCAACTGAGCTCAACAAAGCTGATCTGACGAGGGACTTTGCTAATCGCGTTGGCCTGAGAGCTCCGTCTGCAGCAGAGCCAAACCCGCCCAGCCCGGTAACGGGTCAGCCGCTGTATCAGCCAAGCGGCAACCCAGTAATGGACTTTGTCGGCGACCTGACGGCGTCAGGCCTGCAGTTCGCTGCGATGAGCCAAGGCCTTAAGGGGCTAGGCATTAAATACCCGGCCATTCCTATTGCGCCAAAAACAGCTGCCACGCTGCGTGCAAGTCGCGCGCCAGGACTGCAAGGCGTGCTTGAAAGAACTGGCGGCCGCGCAATTCAAGGCGCGCAAGAGGGCTACCTGCCTGGCGCGCTTAACGACTTTTTTCTTGAAAACCCATACGAAGGTTTTGGCGCGCTCCTTAAATCAAAAACCGACGGCACGCCTGTCGAAGGTTTTGTCAATAACTACTTGGCCGCAACGGATGACGACACCGCTGATGAAGCTCGGCTGAAAAATGCCGTCATGGGAACTATTGCCGGCACGTTTCTTGGCGCTGGCTTGGAAACCGTTACTGGCCCAATCG